GGCCCATTGATGTTGAGAAGCTCCAGGACGATGCCCTGTTTTATAAGCTGCTAATCCTCGTTTATATACTCTAGCAAGTTGACCAGCGGTTACTTTTTTGCCTTTTTTACGAGCTGCATCAGCTTTATTAGAAAGTGCTTTTTTAGTTTTTGCTGAAAGACTCATGCTTTTGTCCCAAACCTCTCTCTAAATCTACGAGTATATTTAGACTCTATAGTTTTCCTACGCTTACCTTTTTTCTTATCAGTAGAAAATTTATAAGCAGTAGGATCGTCCATCGCTTTCTTTTTATTTTTAGCTATTTCTTTCTTTCGTTTTGCTTTTTCTTTCGAAGAAAGACCAGCTAAATATTTTGCAGGAACTTTAGGCTTTTTCTTCGTCTTTTTTACACTCATAACGCCACTACTATGTTGCCATTATTTATGACTTGGACCGTGCCCACGCTCCCTGTTGCGCTCAATCCAGACGTGTCTGGCGTCGAAATATTCTGCCAAACGTTGCCTAAATATACCTGAAGAACCTCCTCTGTAGTATTCCAAATTATAGACCCTGCTTGGAAACTCAACTCATCTCTTTTAGTGCTAGTAAACTGGGGAGTAGCGTCAGGGTCTACCGCTCCTAAACTAAGTTCTAATAAACGAACACTTTTATTATAAGTCTCTGAACGAACAGTTTCTCCTTGAGAAAACGGTAAAGCACCTTGTAATAATTTACTCATCGTCTTCCGTTAGGTCTTATATCTAATCGTGTACCACCGATTCTAAAACCTACTCCTAATCTAACACCTGAATCTGCGTCATCGTCTGATTCAAAACGCAACGCAGCTTGTCTAGCTCTACCTCGCATATCTATTTTAGTAGTCGAAGCAGTAAAACTACTTGTTTGGTCAGTAGTTAAAGATTCTCCTGGAAAATTTCGTTGTTTAAGCACAACGTTTAATTGTTGATCACTGCCCCCTGTACCAGTAAATTTAACATCAGGAATCATCCTCCTAATAAACTGAAACTCTTCACCATCACCAAGATCGAAGTCAGCAGATTCAATAAAGACGTTATCCATAGGAGAGCCGTCATCATCATTACCCGTCTCATGTTGATATAAAAAGTGCGAGGATCCAGATTTCCCAGCTGCTCTCGGGAACGCAACAATGCCTTCATCGAGCCATGCCGTTCGTGATAGTTGACCTATGCTCCATAGTTGCTCCACATAGTTATAAACAACATATCTATCTACTGACGTAGAATCAGCAGAACAATAAAACCATCCTACCTCATTAAATTGTTTATTTAAAAACGCAAAAGCTTGGAACGCTTGGCCCTCATTTATATCGTCAAAAACATAAGATTGAACACTACAAGGAACAGGAGTCACTGCTCCTGTATAAACATAAAACCCTTTTTTGTCCATCCAGAAAATACCTTGAGGACTATTCACGGCTCCATTAGGACTTATTAAACTAACGCCCTCATTTACCAGATTTAAACCAAAAGTATTCGGAGGTCCAATAAACTGTAAACTGTATAACGCTACATCAGTCCAGATTAATGTTTCTTGTCTAGCTCTCAACCCACCTATAATTTCTGAACCAGCAGAACAACGAAGAGATCCAGCTGTATTAGTAGATTTAGGTTCCCATTCAGTAGCGTTTTCTTGATCAGAGAAAGCTATTAACAAAGGATCTATTGCCCCTGTTCTTGCAGTTCCTGCTGCATTAATCGGATCAGCACCGAGTATTAAAACGTGCCTATCTACATCAGAAACAATAACTTGTAATCCTTTAGTTGGTGCAAGATTAGCCCCTGATAAATCTGCTAAAGCTACAGCTCTAGTAGATAATCCAGTAGTTTTATCCCAATAATAAATAGATCCTGCTCTAGGATTAGAAACTAAATCTTCACCAAAGTTATCCATAGACCATAGACGTAGCTGGTTTGAATCTGTTAAAGCGGAAGTTGATCCCCAAGTACCAGAACTCCAAGCTCCAACACCCCAACCTGTACCATCTACAAATACATCTAGTCCACTGTTTATTTGATATGTTCCTACAGTAGAGCTACCACCATTACCGCTATCACTAGCGTTTGCTGTGACCTCTGTTCCAGAAGTGTCTTTCGCGGTTATAGTAAATGTGCTTGTCGAAGGGACCGTAGCTATCTGATATTCTTGATTTAAAACAGCAGCAGTAATATTCCCACCTAAAGACGCTGCATCTGAAAATGTAACAAAGTCTCCTTCAGCAGCTCCGTGAGCAGTGTCTGTTACAGTAATTGTGCTAGAGCCATTGGTCGCAGCAAATGTTACATCACCAGCACCCGTCGTAGATCTGATAGGTGTTATATCGTTATAGCTTGTGCCTTCTTGTATATAAAGCTTAAACCGTGTACCAAGACCAAGAAGTTTTGTGCCGTCTAGGTCAACCCAGCCGTGTAATTTACGGCCTGTACCCTCATAAGAGTTTTGAACATATTTAGTCCACCCGCCTATTTTTTCTGGAAATCCTTTTTTAAACCTAACTAAATTAGCATCAAACCAACCACCCTCTGCAGTATAATCAGTGCCTTCTTTATTGATTCCAGGATTAAAGATGAACTTAGCTAAAGGCATCAGTACACCCAAAGCACGGGAGCGGTAGTTCTTATATCAACATGGATAAAATTTTTATCTACTCCTACCCCTGTAAATCCCATCTGAAGAGCTTTCTCAACTAACAGTCTTCGCTGTACTCCACCCACTACTTTTATATCAGCAGCTATCCCTTGAGCGTGTTGTCCAGGTTTTTCTTTTCTAGCTTCAATACTATGGTCAGGAGATCTGTAACCAGAAGTAACAATAAACGGAAACCCACACACACTACGCAAACCATCGAGTCTCTCTATAAACTCAGTAGACATTTCATTTTCACCAGTTTCTTGGCAATCAAAATCTTCTAATTTAAAATATTTAAACTGGCTCATTTTTCTCTACTTACTCCTTGTACTTTTTCGTATGAACGCATAGCACCTAAACCAAGCATACCCATCATTACAGGAACAAGAAGCGTAGTGTCTATCTCTGGTACATCTACCCATATACCAAGTATATTTGAGAGAATCGTATTGTAAAAAAGCCCTATTGCACAGACCCAACCGATACAAGGTCGCCATCCTGCTACAAATAAAGATTTCGACGCAGCTTCTACTTTATTTACTTCTAACTGGCCTTTAGCAAGTTCTTGAGCATGGCGTTCTGCCATAGTGGCGATTTCGTGCGCTAACGCATTTTTCTGATCTTTATCCTCGATAACTTTATCAAGGAGTTTAGTAGCTGGTTCTAATAAAGATCCTAATATACTCATCGTTTTGCCATATAAGCTGTAGCACCAAAATATAACCCTACAATCGACGCTTGGCTTAAAAACAACATATCACTTATACTCGCTAAAGTGCTAAGTCTATCAGCTGGGATAAAAGGAATAACAGGCAAAATAGCGAAAACGCACATACTGACAACAGCAGTCCAGGCCATTCTTCTTTGCGAGTCTGCTTTTTCTTCTTGGAGTTCAAGTTGTAACATCTCCTGCTGACGGGATATTTCTTCATCGGTAACAGTACCGTCACCGTCTACATCATACTCTGCGTATCTTGATTTAGGTTCTAGTTTTTTAGCATTCATACAGTTACCAAAATATTCTGTCCCGTTGCCTTAGGTGTAGTGTAACTAAAAGCTCCGTTTTTATAGGCATATACTTTAGAATCATAGTAAGTTGTTACCACCTCACTCTTCCGATTAGTTTCTCTGACCTGCAACCTCTCTACTTCTATCTTCTGTATCTGATGTTTTGCATTGGGCGGTTGGGCCTGCACACTGTTTGGAAAGGGTGGTATGTCAGTCATCGTCTTGTTTTTTCCTAGCTGGATCTCTAAAAACATATTTAGTGCCAGCTTCACTAGCTGGGATGACCCTTACTTCGCAGTATCCATCAAACTTACTCGTTTTACTGCGCATCCAGTTGTGCTGATGAACAGACTGATGGACTAACGCATCACGATATTCGAGGCAAGAGGTTAACTCTTGAAAATATAATTCAAGACCGGTGGGTTGACCACCAGGAGTTAAAAGCACTAAAACAAAGATCATCAATGTCATAATCTTCTCTTTTGTTTTAACGCTTGAACACGTTCTGCTTGCGGAGCAACAAGTTCCCAAGTCAACATTTCAACATCAACTTGGTGTGCTGTTCCTAAAACTCTTGGCATAGTATTACGGATATAAATATACGCCCCGTATCCACACTGTTGAAAATTAAACTGCAACCAAGATATAGCTACTTTGTGACGTTTAGCTGGAGGTTGAACTAACTGAAGATTATTCCATTCTCTCAGGTCGCAGAACAGGTTGGGATCTTCGGGATCGTAATCTAACCTTACTGTTTCTGAAGCATTATCTGGATCAGTTGAGCCAACTTCTCGTCTGTTGATTTCAACGTCTCCTGCTGTTGACTCAGACTGTCTACCACCGCTTTGATCTGCGTTTGATTGACTGCCGACAGTTGCCCGTTGGCTACTGCCTTCTCCGCTGTTTCCTTTACCACCTGCTCAATTCGAGCCACCTCCGAACTAGTTGCTGCTGCTTGAGCTTGCATAGAACCCCAAGCTATCGCACCAGATAATGCGGCTGCACCTATAGGTAAAGCCCATGTCGGAACTTTAATTGAGTTACCATCACTCATGTTATCCTCCTAAGAACTGAGGGACTAATATTGCCCCAATAATTAAAATTATTACTCCCCAAAGCATACGCTCTATACGATCAAACCGCCTCGAACCATCGGCTAATCTTTCCTCAATTCTTTCATATCTGAGGGCACACTCTCTTTCATGCGTATGTATTTCTTGAAGTGCTTCTTTACCCTCTTCACTCATGAAACTTCTTTTTCTTCCTCAACAGCTTTGACAGAGTTTTTAAGATCCATTTCTCTTTTAGCAATCGCAAGTTGAAGGTCATGGGCATCCTCTTGCAAACCAGCTATCTGATTCATCGTGTTTTCAAATCTTGCTTTGAGGTTCTGTAGCCTAACGATCTGGCGGTGCTCTTCTGGCTTGAGATCCTCTATCTTGTATTCTTCGCCAAAGATTGTGACTACAGGTGTTTCTTCAGTGTTTTGTTCCGTCATCTGTTATTCTCCAAACGTTTAAATTAGCTGCTACTGTTCTCCGCTCTCCATCCCCTTGAAACGGATACACCATATGCTGTAACCAAGAAGGGAACATAAAAAACTTACCAACTTCCGGCTTCATGATTACCATCTGTGGTGGACGCAATCGCTCTGTATCCATCAACGATCCTTGTCCATAGTTGAATGTGATACATCCATCAGAGTGACCACTAGAATTATACAAACCATATTCACTTGTGCCAGAGGTCGGCTGATCTAATATTTGTTGTGGTACTTTAGTCCAGCACGTACAACTTATACCCATAAGGGTCTTCGTGCCATGATCGTGTATTGGGTTGTAATCACCAGCATAACTATGCACAGACCAAAGCTCGTCTGTTTCTACAAGACGGTTTTCTTTGAAAGGGTTGACCGTAGAACCGGCAAAGTTCTTAATATAATCCGCACCCATGATTTGTATAAGCTCGTTGAACTTAGCAAGCTTCGGGTGATTGTGATCCATCGTAAGTTGTTCGCCGTTACCGATCTGACCAACCAACGTGCCAGCATGAGATACTCGGTCTTCTTGATTTAGAAGATCATCTAGGTACTCGTTCAGATCGTTGACCATCTCATCAGACAGCATCGCCTCCATCAGAAATACCGATGGTAACGAGTGCATTTTATATTCCTGTCTGACTTCGGGCATTAGTGTCTCCTCACCACAAATGACTGAAAACTATTATCGGCAATATAACTAATACTACCAATAATAATTCTACCATCTATGCGCTTGGATCGTAGTCTTCTGCTTTCTTAATCGCAGCGTCAATCGCGGTAAAGTCTTCTGACCCCCAATCGTCTAACTCTTTTT